GCTGTTGTTAGTGATACCGCAACGACTTACTCTAATAATGAAGCAGGCTATATCACATTTTTGAATGATGGGAGGTTGGCTTTTGGCACACGAAATGCCGAGGTTTATACTCGTATTACTGACATCCCAACTTCAGATAATTCAGCCCTAAAATCTACAGATGTAATTATCTGGAATAAAGGTTCGTCTTTATCAACAGTGGCTATCGATGTTAAGCAAGCAACTACATCGAAGAGATCGGGACATGCTTACAACAAGCAAACAGGAACGCTTGCTTTTGGGACTGCGGAAAAAGGTCTGTCATTAGTAAAGCCAGACTACATTGGCAATTCTGATAACGAAAATTTTGCTGCACATATTGACTCCACCTACAACACAGGCTGGATGAACGGCGACATCAAACTAGCCACCTTGTCCGACACGGATGATACTGACGTTACTGGCAGTGAGTTGGTGACGAATGGTACGTTTGATAGTGACTTGTCTGGGTGGACTTACAATTCAAGTTATTACCGTTGGAAAACAGGAGGCTATCTTGAGCGTTATAATCTAGGCGGAGAGTCTTCTGCTACTCAATCAATAACTACTGTTTCAGGCAAGACATATGTTCTTAGTTTTGATGTTTTGGTAGCCTCCCTTGCCCCAGTTATATATATTGGAGGAGTGGTGTTTGACGGTGATTTAGATGTTGGTAGTTATGGGTTTACATTTACTGCAACATCATCATCAACGGAGTTAGAGTTTAGAACAGCGGCGTCAACACTTGAATTGGACAACGTATCAGTACGCCTAGCCGAAGAAGATCGCAGCGTGAACGGCAATGGCTTACAGGTGTTTGGCACTGTAACCAAGAACCCTGTAAATTCTGGCGCTGATCTGGTGTCGTATGGTGGGTTCTCTGCCAGCAACTACCTTGAGCAGCCGTATAACAGTGACCTCGACTTCGGGACGGGTGACTTCTGCTATACATGGTGGGCTAACATTACAAGCGTCCCATCATATCTAACACATTTTGCACGAGAGTATCATAATGGTTCTGCTTTTGTAGGTTCCTCAATCGAAGTGTTTACAGAATCTTCGGCCGGTAAACTTAGAATTTATTTATCAGACGATGGTTATAGCAGCTATGATGTGTGGAATAGCAGTACTGTAGCCTTCGGTGCGGGATGGCAACACTTCGCTATTGTTCGTACAGGCAAGACCGTTTCAACATATATAAACGGCACTCTTGATAACAGTTTTACTTTAGTGAAAGCGGTAGCTTCCCTTGATAATGCCAACGCAAAGCTGTACATTAGCCGCCAAGCTAATGGAGGTAGCCCTATGACTAACGGCTCCCTAGCACTCTTCCGTGCATCCGCCACAGCCCCATCCCCAGAACAGATTGCTAAAATCTACGAGGACGAGAAGGTGCTATTCCAAGAGAATGCCCAAGCCACGCTATACGGCTCCTCTGATGCTGTAACAGCTTTGGCTTATGATGACACAACCAACATTCTGTCGGTAGGCACCAGTGCGGGTCGCAGTGACTTCCAAGGTCTACGCCGTGTGAACAATACAACTAACGCAGTCGGTGCCGCTATCAGCGCATCTAACGGCATGATTGTCGAGGAGTAAGCAATGACAGTTAGAGTAAACAAACCAGCCATAAATGTACGGGAGGAGTTGGCTGACCTCCGCAAGCCCACAGGCATAGCTGGTGAGGCAATGCTTCGTGCTGAGACACCACAGGAACAACAGGCGTTAATTGGGGTGGGTCGGCGTAATTTTATCATCAATGGTGGATTTGCGGTAGACCAACGCAACGATGGGGCAGAGCATACTAAATCAGGCAGCTCCTATAATATTACAGGTTTGGATCGTTGGGGTATTTATTACGACACAACTAAAATCCAGCAAAAGGTCGTGACTATTGGTACTCAAACGAAATATGCCTGTCGCTTTACATCGGGAGCATCATCTAACACAAACAGGCTATATTGCTTTACAAAGATAGAAAGTGGGAGTGCTTATTTCTCTGGGCAAACAGCAATGCTGTCTTTTTGGGCTAGGTCAAACACGTTTAAGCGTGGCTCGTTAGAGTTTCGTTACTACAATACGGCTGAGAGTGTCGAACATGCAAGTTGTGGTTTATTTGATCAACCAGACTTCTATACCGACTGGCACTATTATCAAATCCCTGTTGTGTTTGAGGAAGATGAAGATGGGGTAAGTCATGACCGTTATCTTTTCCTCAAGTTTGGTGCAAACATCGCTGATGTATCTGCATCTGACTGGATGGAAATAGCGGATGTCCAACTAGAACTAGGCAAAGTCGCCACCCCCTTCGAGCATCGGTCTTACGGGGAAGAACTGGCGTTGTGTCAGCGGTATTATGAGGAAGTTCCATTTGGACGTATAACAGGTTATCACACTGGTACTGTACGGGCTGGGTTCCAATGGAAAGTTAATAAACGGGCAACCCCTACAGTCACTTTTAGTTCGAGTGTTTTGTCTACTGGGGCATCTGTAACCTTAGCGCCATCAGGGCCGACTACATATGGCATGTCTATAAACGCTTCCGCTAGTGTTGCATCTAGTGGCATTCAGTCTCAAATTAGCATAGATGCGGAGTTATAATCATGTTTAATAAGACAGAAGAAAACAATATCTACTGCTCAACCCACAACCACAGCATCCCACTAGACCCTGCAAACCGCCACTATCAGGAAGTGCTAGACGCAATAATTGCAGAAGGTGCAGCCTGTTTCGACGGTGATATTCCCGCAGACCTACAAGCAGCGGCAGACGAAAAGCAGTTCAACCAACAGCTTGCAGACTACCGTACAGCCACTGCCCGACTAGCACAGTATGTGGTTGCAGATGGTCGTGCAGAAGTCACTGAGATGCAGCCCACAGGTGAACAGGTGTTCAACGAAGAAACTGGTGAAATGGAAGATGTGATCCACGAGGTTATCACAGTCACAGCCATTGATCCTGTTGAGCCTACAGTCACACGCATGGTCTACTCTGATGACATGGACGCAGAGCCTACAGAGGAAACCATTGAGAACCCACTGATTACGACTGATGTGGCTGAACGTACAGCGGCACAGGCTACAGTCGATGCAACACCACAAGCAGTTAAGGATGCAGAATAATGGCTATCGAATACACTTGGACTATCCCCACCTGCGAACACGACATCGCAACAGGTGGAATTAACGTAGTACACTGGCGCTGCACAGGCGTTGACGGAGATCACTCTGCGTCATCCTATGGCACAGTGGGCTTAACACCTGACCCATCTGCCGCTGACTTTGTTGCTTATGATGACGTGACTGAAGCACAAGCGCAGGGCTGGGTCTGGGCCAGCGTATCACAGGCTGATACGGAAGCTGCTATCGCTGCAAAGATCGATGCAATGGCAAACCCAACCGCTGCCTCGGGAACACCTTGGGCGGCTTAACTTAACTTAAAAGGAGATCACGATGGCCGAAGATAAAAAGGTAATCACGATCAACGATGTTGACTACACAGAAGACCAGCTAACCGATCAGCAGAAAGTGATGATTAACCATATCAACTCTTTACAGCAGAAGATCAACTCGGCCCAGTTTAATTTGGATCAGTTGATGGTCGGCAAGGATGCTTTTGTAAACATGCTGACGGGTTCGCTTGAAGCACCAGCGGAAGACGAAACTGAATGAATATAAAACCCGCGTGAGAATATCGCGCGGGTTCATAACTATGTAAAAATGTGCTAATGTGCCAGCGAATAAATGGAGTTTAATCATGGAAGCTGACACGATGTGGAGCGCACTTTTAACTATCGTTATCACAGCGGTTGGTTTTTGGGTTAAATCATGGACCACCGAGATAACTCGTTTGCAGATCCTGATTAACCGCACGCGCGAAGAATACATCACCAAGGCGGACAGCTCCGACCAGATGAACAGACTGATGACTCGGCTAGACGGCTTGGACGCCAAGATAGACCGCCTGATTGAGAGAAAGTGATGCTATGCGCGCTGGTCTTTGTGAACTTCGGACACGCATGGGTGCAGGGCGTAGGCAATGTTCTGGTAAAGTCGTGTTACTACAACTGCGGCAGCGAGAAGATAACAAAAGCGCAATGGTATGATCGCAAGTATAGCGTGCCGCCGCATTATGTTTGTCCATTAAGGTTTGCAGACACATGATTGATCCAATTTCCGCACTTTCCATCGCAGCCTCCGCTGTATCTAGCGCCAAGACTTTGTTGGCTGCTGGCCGCGATGCGTCAGGCGCATTGAGTAAGTTTGCTGGTGCAGTGAGTGACGTGAATTACGCCGCTGAGAAGGCCAAGAACCCGAGCATCTTTGCATCATTGACTGGCTCTGCTGAACAAGCTGCGATAGATGCTTTCTCTGCGCAGAAGCGTATGCAGGCTATGCGTAAGGAAATTGAAACGATTATTCAGTTCCAATACGGGCCTACTGGCTTAAAAGAATATAAGGACACTCTTCGCAGGGTTCGGGAGCAACGCAAGAAAACCGAGTACCGAAAAGCCGAGATCAAAGAGGCTATAATAATGTGGGTTGTTGGTGGCGTTATCGTGATTGCTGGTATCGCTGGACTTGCGGCTGTTCTGTATTTTATCGGTAAGCAACAAGGCAAATGGTAGATGAAAGACGCAGAGATCATACGCCAGTTCGATCAGAGCATTGAGATAATCATTGAAGGCTTGGCTGCTCGATCAGGCCGAGAGTTTAAAGAAGTTCTTTTACTTTTACAGAAAGGTAGGAAGCTACATGGCACACACAGTATTAGATAATTGGAAAGTGCTGCCGCGACTGATGATGTTCGTCACAACAGTTATGTATATACGCTGTTTAGAATGGGCAATGGGTCAGCCCGACTTGTCAGTAAGTCAGGCAGGACTGATCTCAGTGGTCACTGGTACTTTCACGGCAGCCTTTTCCATCTGGATGGGTAAAGAGTCCAAAGCCAGCGTAACCAACACTGGTTCAAGCTCAAAAGTCGAGTATGAGGTGGGTAAATGAGCTTCCTCAGCGATCTGATAGCGCCAGCCACCGAGCTTGCAGGCAAGTTCATCCAAGACAAGGATCAGGCCGCACGGCTCGCGCATGAGTTAAGCACGATGGCCGACAAGCACGCTCAAGAAGCCATGCTTGCGCAGATCGAGGTCAACAAGGCTGAAGCGGCCAGTGGCTCAGTGTTTAAGGGTGGCTGGCGTCCGTTTATCGGATGGGTTTGCGGCGCTGCGTTTGCATACCACTTTGTCCTACAGCCATTGATCGTCTTCGGCGTTACCGTTGCTGGCGTTGCAATACCGGAGCTGCCTACATTTGACATGGGCAGCTTGCTGACAGTTATGATGGGGATGCTCGGCCTGGGCGGTCTCCGCAGCTACGAAAAGAAACAGGGGCTAACGAAATGACTTACAAATTATCACAACGCAGTTTGGACCGCATGGAGGGCGTCGATGAGAGATTGGTGGGAGTGGTTAAACATGCAATCACGGCAACCAAGACCGACTTCGGCGTTATCCAAGGGCTTCGCACGATTGAGATGCAGAAGGCTCTGGTCGCCAAGGGCGCGTCACAGACAATGAAATCCAAGCACCTCGATGGCCTTGCCGTTGACTTGATGGCCTACATTGGTGGACGCGGCTCATGGGAGCTTAACCTATATGATGACCTGGCCGACGCAATGGCCGAGGGTGCCAACGCTGTAGGCTGCAAAGTGCGCTGGGGTGCTGCATGGCACATCGATAGCATTGGCCAGTATAAAGGCACAATGGAAGAGGCCATGAACGAATACATTGATTTGCGTCGGTCACAAGGGCGCCGGCCCTTCATTGACGGACCGCACTTCGAATTGATGATTTAGCTTAGTCCGGTTAGCTAAGTGGCCAGGCAAGATCAGAAGGCCAGTGCATCGGTGGGTAGGGCGGGAGAGCATTTAGCTCTCGCCTACTTGTCGCTCGCTGGTTACTCTTGCACGCTCTGCCAGATCAAAGATCACGATGCGTATATACAAACAGACACACAGACGCTCACGTTGCAAGTGAAGACGGCCAGCAAGACGCATAAGACTACTAATAGATACGCATTTCACACACCCAAGAAGAACGTCGATGTGTCAGATGTGTTTGCGTTTGTGGCAATCGATTTGGGCGCTGTGGTCTTCCGCCGGGGAGACGAGCTGACCTCCGTTACGACATACATTCCGCCAGAGGCATTTATGGATGAAGAGCAGTCAATGCAAAAAACATTCGACAGCTTTAAATAACCGCTTGTGACCGAGTGCGGCTTTGATTACAAAGTTTGAGTGGGTGGCTATCATCACAAGATAAAATCGACTTACCACGGGAATGGTGGTTGTTTAGCCTAGTGTGACGTTGCTACCAAATGTGCCAGCATTCAATTCAACGGCCACCCACACGATTACTAGAATATAATACCCACCAGCGCCATCAAGCCAGCGCCGCATATGAAGCCAATGGCGCATCCAAGTGCGCCTGCAATGTGCAATTTGCGCTCCAGCTCTTCGTCAGTCATTACACATCCTCCTCAAACTTATTCGACAACGCCTTGATCGGCTGCTTGCTGAACACCCAGCGCCATTGCGGCTTAGTGTAGCCAGCAACCTTAACAAAATCACGCACTCGGTACAGCTTGCCAGCGTCCGCCATGTTGTTGAGATAGCTTGAGGTGCGCGCAATGCTGTCACCGAGCATACCAGCGCCCTCAGAGGCCGTAATGCGCTGGTCATAACGCAACATGCGGAAAAGATGCTCACCCTGCTCTATGCCGTGCTGGCGGCGTCTCTCGGCCAGCTCAACGGCGCTGGGGTGCATGGTTGACTTGCGAGCCTGCATGGATGGCAATGGTTCACGGTTGCCCAGCTTGTGCTGCAACTTCTCAAACTCCAGCAGGCAGTGGCCGTAAGTGATCTCATAGCGTTCATGCTTATCAGTCACGCCCTCAAGGCTGGCCTTCAATCTGGCTTCGGCAGATCGCTGATCGCGAACCTTAGCTTCTCTAGCAGCGCGCTTTGCTCTTGCAGCCTCTGCTGCAACGCTGGCCTCATGGCTGTCTTCGGTTCCGACAGCAGGATTGAGTTCACTCTTTCCAGCCGTTTTATATATTGCATTATGAGGTCCATATTCACGACGCTTTCTTTTTAGCTTGATGTTAAGTTTGCTGGTAATACGACCAACTGTTGAGGGGGTAACACGCAGAAAGTCTGCGATTTCAGTTTGCGACATATCCATTTCGGCGCACTGGATCACTTGATCGGTTAATTTTTCTGCGTTGCTCATTCGTTTTCCTCCAATGGCTCAATTTTACCGTCACCATTGCAATTATCGCAAGTTTCAATTTCACAGCCAAAGTCGCCATGCCAAGTTGAGCTTTGGCGGACCCAAACATCGCGCTCAACCTTGCCTTCGCCATCGCATTCAGGGCAGTTAATCTTATTGTTCATAGCATTGCGCTCCTGATGAACAATGGCACTGCAAACAGAGCCAAGAGGAATATGATTTCAGCGGCAATTTCTAACTTATGTTTCATTGTGATTATCCTTTCAAGCGCACAATTAATTCTTCCACATCGTCAAAACTGTCCGTTGCCAATTCATCGTGATTTTCATCAAACATAACGACATTGAACATAGGCCACTCAGGGTCTTCGCGCATTTCGGGGTTGGCGTAGTCAATCCAAACTTGTTGCCAATTTCCGTTATCAAAATCACGCGAAATTGATGGGCAAGTGTCATTGCCATAACTGGTGTCACTATAACCCAAATGCTTAACTGCATCTAAAACCTTGTTAAAGGTTTCAATATTGTCGTAATCAACGTGGCTAGTCATTTTTCAGTCTCCATCTGTTTATGCAATTACACTAATCCGTAAATCATCCTATGTAAATACTAAAGATGCACTTGCATAAACTTTTTTTAGGATGTAACGTCCTATCAAATTAACTTTGGAGGGTGACATGAAAAAAGAAAGTAGAGTGGTGCTGACTGAAGCCCAGCATGAGGCGCTGACGTTAGCCGCCGAGCGTGCTGGCATGGCGCTGGCCACCTTTATTCGGTCGGCGGCTATTAACGCTGCGGCCAACGTAGGGATTTACGCCGAACAGCCGCGAGCTGACTAATGGTCAACGGGCGCAACAAAGGCGCATCATTTGAACGCGAGACAGCCAACGCCTTACGCGATGACCTCGGAATAGGCTTTAAGCGCAATCTAATTCAGTATCAGGAAGCCGATCACGGTGACTTGACGCCTGATGATCCGGCATTCCCGTTTACCTTGGAGCTTAAACGCTACAAGGACGGCCCAATCGGCGGTGCGCCTGCATGGTGGGAGCAAGTTAAAGTTGCCGCCAAGCGTGAGCAAAAGATGCCGTGCCTGATTTACAAATACGACCGCAAGCCAATGCGCTGTGTGATCCCGCTGGCGGCGCTAACCGATTGCGATCACGATTACACGGTGGAGGTAGATTTCGAGACCTTCTGCTATATTGCTAGGGAGGCAATGCAATGATGATCCCAGCCGATCAGCTAACCAACACAGAATACCACGCCAAAAAGGATTACACATCGTCATCTGACGTTAAGATGGTCCACAGCAAGTCGCTGGCACATTGGAAGGCGAAGACATACAGCCCAAGCCCAGTGTTTGATATGGGAACCGCCGTACACGCAATGGTGCTGGAGGATGGCAAGGGTATCATCCGTGGCCCAGAAACCCGCCGTGGTAAGGCTTGGACGGAAGCGCATGAAGAAGCGCAGGCAAACGATCAGACCTTGCTGACCGCCGCCGACTATGACCTTGCCCGAAATATTGCCGATAGCGTACTGTTTCACCCAGCGGGTCAGCGCATGGCTGGGCCAACAACGATCAACGAGGCTAGCTTTTTTGCTACTGACCCTGAGACTGGGTTGAAAATAAAGTGTCGCCCAGATAGCTATTGGGATGCCAAAGGCGTCCTATACGATCTCAAGACGTGTCAGGATGCCAGTCCTAGAGGCGTGGCGAAGGATATGGGGCCATCTGGGTATAATTACGCAATACAGCAAGCCTTTTACATGCACTGCGTAGAGCAGGCTGGATATGAGGCATCACAATTTGTATTTGTTCACGTTGAGAAATCAGGCGCACACGCGATTTCGACTAATATCATACATGAGGAATATCTTGACTGGGCCAAGGGCGAAATGCACATGACCCTGCGCAAGATTGCAAAAGCCAACGAGGCCCAGAAGTGGGACACTGGTTGGTCAGACATCACAAACGTGATTG